ACAGGGTGCGGCGACCGTCGCCGTACTGTTCGTCGACCTCCTGTAGACTCGGCTTAGTCACGGCATCGGCCTCCCTTCAAGTAGGTCGCGGAGTTCATCCGCCTTCGGGTTGCCGTCGACTTCGACATCGGGATGACGGCTGGCGTGCGTGCGGAGTTCGTTGTAACTGAGTTCCGCGAGGTACTCCTCAGTCATACCGTCGCCGTCGTCTCCGCCGTTACGGTCAGGTATCATACTCGGAGCGAGCGTGTACGTCGCGCTGGGTAGGTTATCCGGCATCTATATCCTCGGGTTTGTCTCCGAGATGTCCTCGGGTTCTCCGGTATAGGGCATGATACGGGTGGTGTCGCGGTGGTCGCCCTCGCCGATGCGCGCCGTCTCAAGGTCGAATTTCTCCTGTTCGATTTCGTCGAACTCTACGATGTCGTGGGCGTTCTTACGGGCCTCCTCCCGGCGACGGTGCCACTCCTCACGCACCTTACTCCCGGAGTTTCCTTCGTGGTGTAGCATCTCTGTGTTATGTATGGGTGTTTAGCGAGCTATGCGGTGCGACGTGTGCCATCCGCGTTAGACGCGTATCGTAGCCGCGGCGTCGGGCTGGTGGTAGATCGCGTCGAAGTACGCGCGGGCGTTACCGCCCTGGATGTCGCGGATGGGGTCCTCGTAGTCCTTTGTCTCTATGTCGCGGTAGATGACGTTGTTGACGTACCGCGAGTTGTAGACGACGGCGCCGGTCTCGTTCGTGTCGCTGGAGGTGTCGAATCCCCAGGAGTTGGAGCCGTCGTAGGTGCCGTCGGACATGGTGTAGAGTTCCATGCCGAGTAGCTGGTTGTAGTCGCGGTCCTGAAGGACCTGGTCCGACCCCGCCCTGTTCGCGTAGACGAGGTTGGTATCGTCGAACAGGTCGGTCTTGAACTCGGGGTGGTACACCAGCGAGTCCACGGGACCGAAGTCGTCGAGTTCGACCTGTTCCGCCGCCTGGTTGACGTCGCTGACGGTGGCGGCGCTACCCCCGGTGTCGACGCGGTTGTCGGTGGGGGCGTTGTCGATGAGGTTGTTCAGGAACTTACGGTTGAGGGCGTTCTCGACGGCGGCGCCCGTGAACGCGACCTGACGCTCTATCAGGTCAACGATAGCCTGGTCGATGAGGGTGTCGGAGACCTCAAACCCGAGACCGTGCTTGTCGCACTCGAACTGCACGGTGTCGAAGTTCTCCTCGTCCCTGGGTATCTCAGCGCCCTCCGCGACCTTCGGCGCGTATAGCTGGCGCGACCCACGCGGGATGTCACCGAGACGTGTGTTGACGTTGGTGACGTTGGCGGCGTCGCGGGCTATCTGGAACGGCTGTGCGCCCTGGATGACGGTGTCGAGAAGCTCCTCACGGAACACGACATCGAGTTCGGTGACGGACTCGTTGAGGAGCATCCGCTTAAGGTAGCGGTCCTTGTCGACGCCGGTCTCCAGCTCCTCCTCGTCGAAGTGACTCTCGGCGAGATGCCGTTCCTTAGCGTCGCCGGGGCCGATGTATGGCGTGTATGTCTCGCTGGGCGCGGACATCGTGAGCCTGACCGAGTCGTCGAACTCGCCGTCCTCCTGCGCACGCATGAGGGCGCGGCGCTGGCGACGGCTCGCCTCCGCGAGGTGCTTGCGCTTCTCTCCAGGAGACGTAGGCCACGCTCGCGCGACGTCCTCGGCGCCTACGTCGGCGGTGTCGAGGGCGGCGAGCATGAGTCCCTTGAATCTCCAGTTACCTCCACTCCTCATCGAACGGCGTAGCTCTCTCTGTGCCTTGTGAACCTGTGTTGCCATTGTTATGTACCTCAGTTATCGATGTCTGTTATCTATATCGTGCCACCAAGGTTGATGGACACGAATACGTCGTCGCTACTACCGGCGTCGTCCTCTACCGCGCGACCCACCACGAAGTCGCCGCTCGCGGCGGCGGCGAGTTCGCCCTCCTCTCCGGTGCCGCCGTGCGACGCGACCTCGTCACCGCTGGATATCGCTCCGGTGCCAGAGGTGGCGCGGACGACGGTGCCGTCCTCCGCGAACGCTACATCGTCTCCGGCGGACGCATCGTAGAGCGCGACACCAGCGATGCCGCCCTCACCATCGCTATCGCTCGGTTCGACGGTGCGGGCGCTGTCGTCACTGTCGTACTTGAGAAGCTGTCCCTGCTTGATGTCCTCAGCGGCCTCGGCGGACCTTACGCAGTCGCCCTGCTTGAGGACCTGATCGGTGTAGTCTCTGAATGCCATGTGTTATCTACCTATGTATCCGTTTTCTGTGGTTATCCCCGCCGGAGCCGCTCCTTCCTCATCGCTGTCGTCTACGTCGTCGGGTGCGGCGAGGGACTTGGTCTGTGGCTCGCTCTCCAGGTCGGAGAGGCGCTTTTCTATATCGACGACCTGGTCCTCGATGTCCGACAGTTTCTCGGCGACCTCGTCTCCATCGTCACCTTCGGCGTCGGCGAGACGCGACTCCAGTTCGTCGATACGGTCCTGAAGTTCCGCGACCTCGTCCTCACCGTAGATACGGTCCTCCTCCTCGTCCTCGTCGTCCTCGCTGTCCTTCATTTCCTCCTCGTCGTCGTCCTCGTCGTCGCTGTCCTCCATCTCCTCGGCTTCTCCTCGAAGGAGGTCCTTCACCATCTCGGTCATCTGACTCGCGGCGCCGTCGTCGATCATCTCCAGCGCCTCCTCCTCAGAGACGTCGTAGTTCTCGGCGACGAACTCCGCGAAATCCTCGCGTGATACTTCAAGTTCTCTGGTCATGAGTTGTATATCATCCTTATCGATGTCTGCGTCGGCGAGAGCGACCGCTCGCTCCCGTGTCTGACTGTCGAACGCCGCCGGTTTACTCGCGGGTTCGGTGACGAGACCAACCCCGCTGAACGTCATCTCCACCATCTTCTCTAACCCCCGCGTGTCGTCCCACTCCGTCGTGTCGTCCGTGATTTCGACGGAGGGGCCGCCGAGGATGCTGTCCTCGTCGTCACTGAGGGCGGCGTCCATTAGTTCGACAGCGTACTGACTGGCGCCTGACTCTCCACTAAGTACGAGGTCTCCGTACATCCTGCCGTCGTCGTCGGCGTACACCGAGTCGGCGTCGACGCGTCCGACCTCGCTGACGTCGTTCTGGTCGTGTAGGAGGTTGACGACGTCGTCGCTCCAGTTCGCCGCACTCTGTTTGATGGCGTCGGGCGCGTACCAGATCGTCTGTTGCGACGCGGCGTCCGTCCACGTCCCCGGCGCGAGAAGCATGATATCGGTGTATCGGACGGCACCGCCATCCTCCTCTACCCGTTCGATGTCGTCGGGGTTCTGGATGTTATCCTCGGCGGCGAGACGGAACGCCGCGTTTTCGCGGCCGAAGTCCGCGGGTTCGTCGGCGTCCGTGAGTTCCGACTCCTTCTTAACGACTTCGTTCGTGAGTTCGCCCTGTTCGTCGTCCCACTCCGTGATGAGGTAGGCGGGGTTGTCCTCTTCCGGGACGCGGCGGACATCGGAGCCTTCGACGGTTATCTCGATAGGCTCCTCGGTGTTTACCTGTTCGACCTGTCCGCGGCTCGACCCGGTGGCGAACTCCCACCGCACCCAGTCGCCCTCGCCGAACTCCTGTAGCTCCTTGTCGTTGTCTGCGAGTTGTCCTTTGTTATCCATAGCGTTACAGATAGCGTAGGCGTCGCTCTCATCCATGCCGGGGTTCTCGTCTAAGACCGACTTGACGCACTCCTCTATTTTCTCGGGCATCTATACATCCCTCACGTAGGTATGTCGACAGTTGATGTGCGGCACCCACTCGCGGCCGTCGTGGTTGACGAAACGCCGGTTCGCCTCCTCAACGAGTTCCTTCAGTTCGTCGAGCGGGACGCCGTCCCCGGTCTCCTGTTCAAGCCACTCACACGCCTCCGTGGTGCGGCTATCGCTGGGTCCGACCCACCGGAATAGGTGGTCGTCCTCGCCGCGCTCCCGGTAGCCCTCCTCGCGGGCGTGGTTCACGATGCTGGCAGTTTCGGTGCGGGCGATGCGTTCCGCCTCGTCCTGTCCGAGATCGGGGTCGAGGTCCTGGAGGTTGTCCGCGAGGGACTGTAGACTCCACCCGTGTTGTGTCTCTAAGCTATCTTTGAGGGTCTGTCGGAGTTCGACGATGGATTCGTCGGTGGTGTCGAACTGACCGAATACGGCGCCGCTATCGATAGCGTCGCGGAGACGTTCCCGTGCGAACTCCGGGATTTCGTCGTCGCTGAACTCGAATAGACGGCGGTCGGTCGGCCCCTCTATGATGTCTTTGTGGAGTTCGCCGAGGACGTCGTCGACGCCGAGTTGGTCGCGCCACAACGTGCCTTCGGTGCCGTGTGAGGTGGCGGTCATCTCCCGCTCGTCGATTTCGTCCATCCGACTGTTGAGGTCCTCCGCCCACTCCGCGGCCGCGTCGCTACCCCAGGTATGGTCCGAGACGTAGCCGTTGTCGCGCCACGGTTCGCCTCTATACTGTTCGTCGAGTTCGTGGTTGCCTTGGGCGCGGTGGCGGCTATGGAACGCCGCGATTTCTTCGACGAGGTCCGGCGACATCGGTTCGTCGTTCTCGACCGCCTCCACGATCTGGTCAGCGCGCCTCCACCCCTCACCGTCCGACGCTCCGGCATCCATCTCGTCCCCGTGCTCCTCTTTCCATTCAAGCGCTTGGCGTGCGGCGTCGGCGGCGCCCTCCGGAGGCACGAAGTCGGATTCGGTGAGGCCGGTGTCGTCGATGTATCGCTCCGGGATGTCGGCGAGGACACGGTCGCTGTCCGAGTCCCGGAGCCCGCCGCTAAAAGGGTCCGAGGTCTCCCCAGTCGACGCCTCCTCCGGCGGCCCGAGTTCCTCCTCGTCCCCGTCATGTGGCGCGTAGTCGAGCGCCCCACGCATCTCGTCGATGGTGAACACGTCTTTGAAGTCCCGCATCCATTCCGCCGTACTGCGTTGGTCGGAGACGACGTCGCCGAACCGCAGGGAGATGTCGACGTCGCGGTCGTAGGGACTGTATTCCGCGAGGACGGGGCGGACGACCTGTCTTATGAACTGGTCGGCGAGGCGGCGTTGTTCGGCGCGCGCCTGTCTCTCGAACGCTTGAAGCCGGACCTTCGCCGTCGCCTCAGTACTGCCG